ATGGCAACGAATGAGGAGTGGATTGTAGCTTTCATAAGCAAACCTGAAAGACCAGCGTGGTTTCATTGGTGGACACACAAGGATTTCAAGCATTGTATGGCGTTCAAGTATGAACCACTTTATGAAGTATGGGTTTCATACAACTGGGGAAAGAACGGAGTAGACATTAGAATACTTTCAAAGGAGCAGATGCTTAATGCCTGTTTATACTTCAAGAATAATCATAATGCCAAGTTTCTTATTGCTCCAGCAAAAGAATTACCTGACTATTATATTATGGAAATAGCTTTAACAAACTGTGTTACTGCTGTAAGACATTTGGTTGGCATACGAAAATGGATGATTACCCCTTATAAATTGTATTGTGCGTTGAAAAGTATGGGATGTAAGGAGTATTTAGAGAATATAAATGATAAGGAGGCATAAATTATGGGTGCAGTAAAAAAGAAAGTACAAAAGGTTATGGGCAAAGGCGCATCAACTGATTCAGCTCCAGCTCCAGCAACAGTTACAACAGTAGCTGCAACTACAACACCATCAGATGACGGAAGTCCTGACCCTAAAAACTATATGGCTAGTAAGGGAAAAAGGTCTTTGTTGAAAGGCAGAGGCACAAGAGGTGGAAGTGGATACAATGTGACTGGTGGAGATTTTGCATTATTTCTTGAAGAACTTATGAAAAGAAAAACATTAGGTTAGAGTAATATGACTGAAGACAAGTTAGCTCTTGTACTGAGAAAGTACAAGGAAGCTTTTAATTTGCGAGAACATTTTGTTCCGAAGTTTGAGGAGTGCTATGAATATACGCTACCTCAACGAGAATCATTCTATCAAGAATCACCAGCGAATGTTAGAGCTGATAAAATTTATGATGAAACTGCTGTTGTAGGCGTACAGGAATTTGCATCTCGATTGCAGTCAGGTATGATACCAGCTTTTGCAAAATGGTTTTCTCTCAAGTCAGGAACGGATGTAGGAGCAGAACAGTTAATGGCTGTGGATGAGGAGCTGGAAAAAGTAACCGATTATGTTTTTGGCGTTATCAATAACAGCAACTTCAATCAAGAATCACACGAAGCTTTCTTAGACTTGGCTGTCGGTACTGGCTGTCTGCTAGTAACCGAAGGAGATGAAATACAACCCATTAAATTTAATGCTGTTCCCCTACCACAAATACTATTGCTCTCAGGTCCTGATGGAAAAATAGACTGGATACTAAGAGCTAGGAGTATGCCTATATCACAACTTAAAATAGTTTATCCCAACGCAACTTATGACGAAGACATTATGGGTCTTATGGAAAGAGACCCCAATAAGAAATGTGAAGTAATTGAGGCATCCTATAAACGATATGATACCGAAGTTGAAACGTGGCATTATTGTGTCGTACTCAAGAAGATGAAGAAAATAATTTATCAGGAAGATATGGAAGGACAAGGTTCTAGTCCGTGGATTGTTTTCAGATGGTCCAAAGCGTCAGGAGAAGTTTATGGTCGAGGACCAGTATTCAATGGAATGGCAGCAATTAAAACTTGCAACCTTGTAATAGAAATGATTTTAGAAAATGCACAGATGGCAATATCAGGCGTGTGGCAAATATCGGATGACGGAACAATTAATACCGATACGATAAACCTAGTGCCGGGTTCTGTTATTCCTGTAGCTCCCAACTCAGATGGACTGCAACCTCTCAAGCACGGAGGCAATTTCAATGTTGCCGATTTAATTCTTCAGGATATGCGTCATAATATTAAGAAAGCTCTCTATAACGAAATGCTGGGAAGACCTATGGCTAAAACACCAATGTCAGCAAGGGAAGTAGCAGAACGACAAGCAGATTTACAACGACAAATTGGAGCTGCTTATGGCAGACTTCAAGCAGAATTTATACAGCCATTGATTAAAAGGGTAGTATATCTCCTAAAAAAACAAGGAAGAATACAGCTACCAGTAATTGATGGCAGAGAAATAAGGGTCAAACCTGAATCACCATTATCAAAAGCTCAACAGCAACAGGATGTTTTAAATGTTGATTCATTCTTGGAATTGATTATGATGAGGTTTGGACCACAGATGTTGAATATAGTAGTTAAGAGTGAGATAGCTGCAGAATATTTAGCGAAGAAATTAGGTGTTCCTCTCGAGATTTTGCGAGAGCCTGAAGAAAGGGAAGCTATTGCGAATCAAATTGCACAGATGGCTCAGCAAGGTCAAAATATTCCTCCTGAAGGTGGAGCAGAAGCTCCTCCTCAAGCTCCACCTGAACCAACACAAATGTAATGCCACATAGAAAAATAGAAGGCGTTTATAGTGTTGATGGATTTAAGAGAACACACGAAGCAGAAAAAGAATTAAATAAGTTATTTGCCAGTTTATTTAAGGATAAGATTGGCACGGAAATACTAAAATATCTAAAATCAATAACTCTAAATATTGTGAGTGGACCTGAAGTATCAAATGAAAAGTTGCGACACCTAGAGGGTTCAAGGTATATAGTCGGTATTATAGAACAAAGAATTGAAAGGGGAAAGAGAGATGGCTGAAGAAGAAAATGTTTCACGTGAAAGTGAAGAAGGTTCAACGGAATCAGTAGAACAAGTCATTAGTGAATTTCAAGAAGAAAAGAAAGAGGCAGAGAAGCCTGAGTTCATTCCTACAAAGTTTTGGGATGCAGAAAAGAATGAGCTGAAGGTAAAGGAATTTGCTGACAGCTATAAGAATTTAGAAAAAGCTTTTCATACAAAGGTTGATGATTTAACTCCAGTTGTCAAGAAACAGATTGAATCTGATATGATTAAGGACAGACCTGAAACTTCCAATGGATATGAAGTTAAGCTTGATGAACCCTTTGGGGATATTCAACTTCCTAGTGATGACCCTTTGGTGAGCTGGTGGAAAGACACTTGCTACAAGTCAGGCTATAACAATGAAATATTCAATGAAGGCATTAACCAGTATCTTAAAGCGTCAACATCCAATGTTCCTGACCACGATACAGAGATGGGTAAGCTCGGAGAAAACTCTAGTGCAAGACTGGAATCTGTTGATTTGTGGTTAAAGAAACAACTGTCAGATGATGAGTACAATACAATGGCTGATTATCTTACAACTGCTGATAGCGTTAGAGCTGTTGAAAAAATTATGAAACAAACACAATCAAATGTATCTACACAGCAAACACCATCATCTCCATTGGATGCTAGTGAAAGTAGAAAAGAATTAGAAAAAATGATGAAAGACCCAAGATACTTTCATCCTCAGCATAGGGATGAAACTTTCATTAAGAAAGTAGAGGAATCATTTAAGAAAATATTTCCTGAGGGATAATGGACAAGCTGATTCTTGTGGAATGGGTTGATGCTATGGACCAAGAAAATGGCTGGATTACACAGGAAAAAGCAATAAAAGCAGATGTAATGATTGTTACAAGTGTTGGATTTCTTATTAATGAGAATGAAAACATAGTTACAATTATCGGAGATAAGGATAAAAATCCAAACGAAGATTCAGAAGTAGGTCGTGTTACGACTATTCCCAAGGGATGCATTAAAAATATAAAAGTATTGTGCGTTGATTGTAATTGTAATAATCAATAAATAATAATTATCTATGCCTTTAGCTCGTCTAAAGTATGCCCATTTGGATAACATACCCACAGTTTAAGACAACATAGGAAGACCGACTTAATGATGAGCATTAAGTCAACTAACGATAAATAACGAGGTATGTTATGAGTTCTACAATTTCTACTGCTTTTATTAAGCAGTTTGAATCCGAAGTCCATATGGCTTATCAGCGCATGGGATCAAAACTTCGTGGAACAATAAGGACACTCAATAATGTTGTCGGTAGTCAGGCTCGATTCCAAAAGACTGGTACAGGTGAAGCTGTTACCAAGTCTAGGCATGGTGAAGTTCCAGTAATGGATATTTCACACAGCACAGTTGATGTAACTGTTAGCGATTTTTACGCTGCAGATTATATTGACAAATTAGACGAGCTAAAGACTAACATTGACGAACGCCAAGTAGTAGCACAAAATGCTGCGTGGGCGTTGGGCAGAAAAACTGATGACCAACTAACTACTGTATTAGATACTACATCTAATTCACAATCAGTTGGCTCACCAGCAGCTGGACTTAGTCTAGCTAAAGCTCAATTAGCTTTCGAAAACTTTGGCACTAGAAATGTTCCTGATGATGGCGACAGATTTTGGGTTGTTGGACATAAACAATGGACAGACCTCTTAGACCTTACCCAATTCGCTAGTTTGGACTATGTTCCAGCTAACGAACTCCCGTATTCGGGGGGTATGACTGCTAAGAGATGGCTAGGCTTTATGTTCTACGCATTTTCAGGACTTCCTGTTGATGGTTCTTCTGATAGAAAAACTTTTGCATATCACCGTTCAAGTGTCGGACACGCTATTGGTCAAGATATAGTTACGGAAATTAACTATATCCCTGAAAAAGTTGCACACCTAGCGACATCTATGATGTCAATGGGAGCAGCTATGATTGATGACAATGGTGTCGAAGAAGTTATCTGTGACGAGTAGGAGGATTTAGTATGGCTTATTCAACTGACAATCCTGTTGTTAAGGTAGCTCAAATGGGAGCTTCAAATGCTCTCTGGTACTATAATGATGGTGATGCGATAGGCACGATAGTTGGAACGGATTATTTTTTAGCCGACTACAAATTACTTACTGGTGGAGACATAGTTATGGTTTCTAGTGGTGGTTCAAATGTTGTAGTTGATACTTTAATAATATCTGCTTCAACTTCAAGTACTGTAACAACAGTAATTGAAGCCTAATACAACTAACTGCAAGGGGGATTTATCCCCCTTGTTTATAATGGAGTTAAAGTGTGGCGATAAACAATGTAACAGTAGCTAACAGGGCGATAGTAATGATTGGAGCAAATAGAATCTCCAGCTTTACGGATGGCTCTACCGAAGCTAGTGTTGCTAATGATTTATATTATGACATTCTTGATGGCGACCTAACAGCTTGTCGCTGGAGGTTCGCAACTAAACAAACACAATTATCAGCCAATGCTACAGCTCCGACTGGAATATGGACACAGAGCTTTTATCTTCCAACCGATAATCTTTATGTTCAACGAATTACTGTGGGTGGAAACACAGTAACCAACTATGATATTTTTAACAACGAATTATACACAGACTTAGAATCTACTGACACAGTAATAGCAGATTACACTTACAGACCAGCAGAAGAAGAAATGCCAAAGTATTTCATACTATCTTTGGAATATCATTTAGCATCTGTCTTTGCTCACGCAATAGCAAGAAGTACAGATATGGCTAGTATCTATGAGGAAAAATATAGACTACAATATCGTAGAGCTAAGAATTTAGATTCTAGTCAACAACCAACAAGGAGGGTAACTGTTGATAGATTTGCTAAGTTCAGAGGTTCTACAAGCACAAGATATTAAAATGATATGGCAAGATTCAGAACAGCACAAAACACCTTTCAAGCTGGTCAGTTAGACCCTCTTTTAACCTCAAGAACAGACTTAGGAGCTTATAAGGATGGCGTAGAAACATCAACCAACTGGTGGCATTTGGCACAAGGTGGTGTGATGAAGCGTCAGGGATTCAAGTATCTCGCTGACATTGGAGCTGATGTAAGAGTTCTTCCGTGGACCTTTAGTTCTGATGAGATGTATGTTCTTGTATTGTATGCAAGTAATGTAAAAATTTTTTCTACATTAGGAACATTGATAGCAACTGTTGGAAGCTGTCCGTGGACTGCTGGTAATATTAAAGAAGTTACCTATGCCCAATATGGCGACACTATGTTCTTCGCCCACGAAGATTTTGCAACACAAGAGTTTGTAAGAACTTCAGCAACAACATTTACAATACGAAACTTTCATTTTCAAACTGATGATACTGGTGAATGTAATATGGATAATTCGGCTGGTACGGATGATGCAGCAACTGTCCTTTGTCCTTTTTATAAATTCAATGACTGGAATATAACTTTAAATCCTAGTGCTGCATTC